TTTAAATAAAATTAAAATGATTTTGATTCGTTTTAAGTATAACTTTACTTCTGATGTTGATAATCTTATAGTAGCAGATATCTACACTGAAATCTGGGGTATTGATTCAAGTCTTGATTCGTTCCACGTCGAAACACAAATCGATTTTATGTTAAAAAGAATTGAGAGTTATTATCATAAGAACAAAGATTTGATATATAGATGATAATGAGCCAGGAATTAAAAGAAAGAATTGCTGAAACTATTTACTTACCTAAATGGATTTCAGGAGGTACATCAGATAAGTCACACGAGATTATTTGGTCTATTCTAAATATTATCTACACAGATTGTATTAAGTCTTCTTTGATTTCTAATAGAAAAGCAACCTGGACAGTTAAGAAGTTAGAGGTTGAATTTGATACTTTACAAGATCTTATCAAACCAGCAGATTACTTTTTAGTTTGGCAATGGATAGGTACAACAGTAGAAAAATGGTTGAACTCAGCTATTGAGTTAGAAGAGTTTGAGACAGCATCAAACCTACAAAAAGTGATGGGTTTCGATAATGAATAACTGGCAAGATTGGCTAAATTTTAACTATAAATTAATATCAATGTGGGCTAAGAGATGGTCACCAGAAAACTGGAGAGAACTTCTTACTGACTTGTCTTTTTATTTACAAAAGAATTGGATTCGTTTTAATGCCATACCTGAACCTGATAAGATTAAGTTCTTACAAGCTTGGATGAAAAATCAAGTTGGTTGGTGGAATTCTGAATTCAATCGTGGTTTACAAGTTAATAACTTATCTGATGATTTTACACCTAATGAATCTAACTATGATGACTTTATTGAATTAAGAGCAGAAGTTTATCGTGAAGACATAAAAGAATGGCTTGTTGACTTACATAATAATTGGTCTGATGAACAAATTAAATTACTTGTTAAGGTAAGACAAGTTTATTTAGAATTACCATCACATCAAAAAGTTCTTTACGATTTGTATTTTACAAAGATGATGTCTTTAAGAGACATAGGTAAGAAATTAGATTTACCTCTTTCTGCTGTTTACAATATGGTGTTAGAACTTAAAAAAAATATTAAAGAAAAATGTTAGAAATTATTGCAATTGCGTGTATCGGAGTTCTTTGGATAAACTCTGAGCCAACAATTAGACTTCGAGGACTATATAAAAGAGACGATTGGTTTAATCGTTTAATTAACTGTTGTTTATGCTCGACTTTTTGGATAGGACTTATAATCACACAATCAATTTATGTAGCCGCTATATCAAGCGTGTTAGGAGAGTTGTTGTGCAAAAAATTAACCAGCGGAGGATTATGATATCAGAAGAAGACTTTATACAAATTCATTGTCTTATTACAGATTGGAACGGTAAAGAAGACCATAATGTACCAGGACATATTATTACTTTAATATTCACGATGCACAATAAAGTATTTTGGGAAAGACCAGAGTATTCTAAAGGATGTGGTGGATGTAGATCTCGTGTGTGGAACAAGCTAAAGACTTGGTATTTCGAGAATAAACACCTTTATGGGTATTAAACATATCTATTATGAGAAAGTTAAAATCGAATTCAGTACAAGTAAAATCACAGATTGATTGGGAATCTCTTCGTAAAAGAATGATACTCAATGGATATCAAACTGGTCACGGTGGAACACCAACACCAGACAACTGGCTATTAACAAATGGTGTTTGGAATGATAGTGGTGAGTGGCAAGATGACGATCTTTGGAAAGATAGTTAAAAAATAAAATTACACAATGGGTTTAACACAAATAAACAACGGTGATACTGGCTTAGTAGCCAGAACTAAAATAAACGATTCGTTTACAACTGTAGATGATTTGAGATTGTCAGCTTCTGTACAAACTACAAATGGAGCAACAACATCAGTCGCTACATTATCAATGGGTACTTATTCTGTTTACACAATTGAAGCAAGAATAGCAGCATGGGATGATACAAACAATTTAGCTTATGGCTCACAATTGTTTGCTGTCTTTTCTAATAATGGCGGATCAGCTCAAGTTTCAACAACTGATACTTATGAAAAATCAAACTTTGCGACAGCTTCATCTCATATTATTTTAGATACAAATCCTAAGATAGTAGTTATTGGAGAAGCATCAAAAACAATCAATTGGGTTGTAGATTACATTGTAACAAAAATATAATTAATAAATATGATAGTTAGAAACGATAGTATAACAGAAGGTTCAATTTCAGAACTTGTAGATTACCAAGTAATCTATGATGCGGTCTTTCCTTATGACCCTAATGTGCAAACATATATTGACGCGGCTGGAATAACAGACGTGACACAAAAAGAAGCAGTCAACACACTTGTCTTAGGACTTAAAGCAGCAAACATCTGGGATAAAATTGACTTAATCATGCCTATATTAGGTGGTTCAGAAGCATCTCACTTAACAAACTTAAAAGGACCAGGAACTTGGGTTTCATTTGGTTCTTGGACGCATAGCTCTCAGGGTATGATAGGTGGTGGAACAAACTCGTTCTTCCTTACTTCGGTTGATATGTCAGCTTATACACACGCTCGACAACTTGATGTTCACGTAGGAGCTTATGTATCACAACCTTCATCAACTGGTTTAAGAATGGTTGGTGGTATTATTAATAATTCTGCTGATAATTATGCTAGAATTGGTTTAGGATACTCAAACGGTGTTAACTTCTATGGTGGTGCTTATGGTGATTTAACAGGAAATGCTTTTGGAACTACATTTAAAAGATTTATAGTTGTTAATACATACTATCCAAATTTAGCACCAAAACCAGCTCCACCATCAGCAGCATGGGCGACAGCATCAGTATATAAAAATGCGGTTCAGTTAATAGAAAATGCAAATGGTGCTTGGTCTCCAATCTCTGGTTCTTACGACGACCAATTTGCTATTGGAGCAATGTATTGGGCTGGACAACCAAATAATGTTTATCTTGATGATGGAACTTTTAATGGTTACATCAAATATCTTTCAATCGGTGGTGGATTTACAAGTGGTGAAATAACGACTTATAACACACTTGTTGAGAATTATCAAACTGCTTTAGGTAGGTCAGAAGCATAATTAAAAATAAAAGATTAAGATGCCAATTAACAAAAGAGAAGGAGAGTCAAAAGACGACTTTATATCAAGATGTATGTCTGAAGAAGTTGGTTCTGGTAAAGAACAAGGTCAGTCTTATGCTATTTGTATAAGTAAGTGGGAATCATTTGCTGGTGAGACAGCATCTGTTACTGATAATACTTGGTCTACTGAAGCACCTATAAATGTTAATTTAGAAGAAGGTATTCCACATTATACCGCTGATGGTAAATTATATACTGGACCTACACATAAAGATGCATCAGGTAGATTAATGACTGGTGTAGAACACACAGAAGATAGTGAGTATTTATATCACGAAGACGAATTAAAGTCAATAGTTAAATTAGATTCATATACAGATTATCCTGATGATGTTAAATCAAATGCTAAGAATGTATTAGATTTTACTGAAGAGAATGGATGGGGTTCTTGTGGAACACCTGTAGGTAAACAAAGAGCTAATCAATTAGCAAACGGTGAACCTATTTCATTAGATACAATTAAAAGAATGTACAACTACTTAAACAGACACTCAGGTGATTTAGACACATCAACATCTTATTCTGATGGTTGTGGTAAATTAATGTATGATGCTTGGGGTGGTAAGTCAGCACTTTCTTGGTCAAGAAATAAGTTAAAAGAGTTAGGTGAATTAGGAGAACAAACAAAGTTAAGTAAAGTTAAAAGAGTTCTTTTTAATGAAGATTTTAACGAAGAAGAAGTAAGAGAGTGGAAAGATTTAGGTTATAAAGTTTCTATCTTATCAAAAAGAAAAATCAAACGTCAAGATAAAAAAGTTTGGAATAGACTTAAAAGTGTAGGTTTATCAGAAAGAGACTTAGTGTTTGGTTCAATTAAAGAAGTAGATAAGAGATGGAACTTTGATGTCTTACTTACTGGTCAAGATCCTTTTCTTGAAAAGTTTATGACGATGGGTGAAGATTTTAATCCTAAGAAAGTTTTATCAAGTCAGGTAGTAGAGAGTATGGAAGAAGCTGAGAAGACACAAGAGATGTTATTAAAATCAGTCCAGATGAGGTTTGTTACAGTTAAAGTAGTATACACTTATGAAGAGATACCAGGAATTCCTGCGGCTCAATCTGGTTCAAGACCATTCTGTACAAAGATGATGTCTTCTAACAAACAATATAGTCTTGACGAAATCAAACAATTATCTAATAGACACTTAATCGAATTAGGATATGGTTCTAAATATGCAGGATTACAACCTGATGTATTTCAATGGAGAGGTGGTTTCTATAGAAAACCAGGAACATTAGAAACAACAGCTTACTGTCGTCATCAATGGCGAGTTAATGTAGTAATGGGTTAAGAATCAGGAGATTTAGGATATATTGGCTTTGATGGATTTGAACCTGTCGAACCAGCATAACTTAGTGAATGAAATCCTTTAGTATATCTAATGTGAACATCCCAATCAATTTTTTCACCGGACTGTCCGTATACATTCATTTTTACTGATTGTGTGCCCGCAGCGGAAAAACTCACACCTGCAGGCCCAAAATCTGTTTTCGTAGTATAATTAATTGTTGAACCGATAATAGATAAAGTAGCACCGAATTGTCTAAAACCACCGAATGATGTCATTAAATAACCTTTAGTACCAGTAGCATTCAAACCAACAGCCTTAGTTTCAATCATAACAGATTCACCAGGTAACATAGGTACAAGGTCAAATGAATATATTGCGGCATTAGACATAGTAAAACTTAGAAACGAATTAAACGTTGCTGATTCCATATCAGCAGATGCTGTTGAAGATAACTGATTAAAGTAATATCTATCACCATTAGCTTCAGTATAATAATAATTTTGTACACCTGATTGTGAACCAACTATTACTAACCTAACTTTATCATACCTGTTGTTTCTTGTTAATAAGTTCTTTATTGCCATTACTTAATCATTCTATAATTTAGAGCCTTTATTTCTTTTATTAACTCAGACATCGTAAGTTTAAGTTCATCGAACTTATCTGTAAGATTATCGAATCTTAGCATATATTCTTTTTCAAGTAGGTCAATACGATTTTTGTTTTCGTATGATTGTGTTTTTACGTCTCTCAAGTCTTTCATTGTTTCTCTTAAAAAGTAACCAATGATAGAAAGCATAACACCACCTATCACTGTTAAAAGTGTCGTCATTTCCATTTACGATAAATATTTTTTTAAGTATCTTATTTCATCTAATGTCAAATCTCTGTATGTTTCTTCTAAGTAAATGTCAGAATCATATTGACGAGTATTAGGATACATATCATCAGTAGCTGCCAAGTAAAGAGGAAAGCTAACTGAATTCTCACACAAGAAATTAACAGCTCTTGTATTCCAGAACTCACCTAAGTTCTTCATCTCTTCTCTAATGTATTTCATCTCTTCAATACTTGATACTTGAGCGTCAGTAGCTGTTGGTCTTACAACACCTAAGTTTCTAATTCTAATTGCTAAATGAGGAAGTGCCATATAAACTGTCCAGTAAGCTAAACCTTTAGAACAGATATCAACTAATTGTCTTTCAATTGAAGAGTAAGTTGTACCTATGTATAACTTGTATTCTAAATCTAAATAAAGTGGCGTACCAAGAACATCTTGAATGTAAACATTTTGTGCCTCTTCAACGAAAGGATAAATTTCATTAATATCAACAGACTTTCCTAATGGCGTATAGTCTTTGAGATATTGGTCGTCTATAAATAGTGCTGAAAATGTTGCTGCCATTATTTGTCGTTATTTTTATTTATTGATAAACTAACTTGAGGTTGAGATGCGTTCTCTGTATTTATCGGAACTAAACTTTCAATGTCAATTTTAGCCACACCATTGTAAATAAGTATTTCTCTAAAGTGGTCTAATATCAATTTTCTTTCTGGTTGAATAACCATCTTATCAAATATTTCCCATGATTGTAAAAGTTCAGAAGAGAAACCAAGTTTTCCAGGTGTTTGAATTCCTAGCAACTGTGGGTGAGCTCTATGTGCTGTTACAATTTGTTGAACTATTTGGTCTGCTACTTGAATTAATCTTTGGTCAATATTAGTTGCATCTAATGTATCAATATCTGGTGCTAACTCTTTACCATCAGAATATAATATGATAGCTTTACCAGCGTTCTTAGCACCACCGTGTTGAGCTCTGATTGCTTCAGCATTCATTCTTCTTTCATCTGGTGTAGGTTTCTTATAAAACTTAAATACAATTGAAGGTGAGAAACCATTATTGATTGCTGCTAAGTTATATTCACCCATAAGAGCATCAGCCTTAATCCATCTTAGAGCTGAGTAGTAATTAGGTAGTGCATAATAATCCATGTTATTATCTTCATACTTGATAAACATTAATTGTCTAACAGATTCACCGTTAGGATTCCAAGCATCTATTTTACGTGGTGGATATTGTCTTGTGTTAGACCAGTTATCAGAATAGTAGTATTCTTTTATTTGACCATATTCGTCTCTTTTACCTGAAGCAATTCTTGAAGCATCAATCCAATTGATGTCAGCAACTCTTGTTCTATCCATTGAATAGATAACCTCGAAACAAGAATAACCAAATGTTTCTTGGTCTCTTGCAACTTGCCAGAATACTCTGTCTAATTTTCTCCAGAAAGGTACTAACTTCCAATTATCAATTAAAAACTGATTAGAGAGCTCTCTTGTGTCTCCGAATATAAATCCTTTACCAGCTATTAAAGATGTCTTAGATTCGATTATACTATCGTGTATTGCTGATGAATTACGATACTCTAAGATATCAATTGGAAATTGATTGTTAGGTCCGAATAGAACCCAATCAAATCCTTTTTGCTCTTTAGGCATAGGTAGTTCAATATTTCTCATATTGATTGTTTCCATAATAGATTGACCTAAATCAATCTTTGGTGTTTCAACTGGTTTACTTCTTATAAAGTCAAATAGTGCCATATTATCTTCTTAGGACTGGTGTGTTTTTAGCGGGTCTGTCTAAAGTAGTCCAAATCTTTGTTTCTTCTACAATCACTTTGCCCGTTTCGAGTGTTGTAGTATCTGCTTCAACTATATAAGACCACATTCCTGGTGACAAGTTCAACTTTGAGATAGATAGATTCTCTGGCGTTCCAACACTAATATTAAAACGTGACCATTTGTTAGTAGGTTGTAAGTCAGTTGGGTAAAACGTCTTTACATTACCTGATATATCATTGGTAAACGTGAACTTAAAACTAGCCGTCGAGCCATAAGGCATCGATTCTCTTAAACTCATCCAGATTGAAGATGTAACACCGGGTGTAAGATTTATCATCATATCACAGATAATTATTTTATTTATATGTTTTGTAAAATCTTTTTTGTTTTTTATTTGGTGGATTAGAAAAGTTGCTGTATATTTGTAAGACAAAAGAGATAAACAATATAAAAACTAAAGATATGAAGACTTACAAAATTGAAGTACAACGAATCGATTACTCTGGTGAAGACTTTTGTGGTGAAGTATCACCATCTGAAGCATCTAAAATCATCAGCGAGCAACCAACTGAGCTTACAATCTCATTTGATTTAGATGATGAGACCATTAAAGAGTGGAAAAATCGTGTTGATTTAGGCGAATCTGACGACTGGCTTATTGATGATGTAGTGTCTGACTTCTGCTATGAGAATGGTATCTTACAACCAACAACTTTTGACTACTGCTTTATTGACTAAAAACAAAAAAACCCAACCTCGTAATGAAGTTGGGTTTTTTCTTTATGTAGAGTTAAGAATTACGCTAGTAATGCTGGAACTATACTGGAAGCCACTGCGGATGCTCTATCAGCCTCGAACCCTTTAAGAGTCAAGACGTAGTTAGAACCATCAGCTTTTGCAGTTCCTGAAGTTGAAGTAGATTCTGAAAGATATACTCCCTCAACTTGACCTGGATACCAGAAAAACCCGTTAGAGTCTTTAACGATAACTGCCAAGTCTCTTTGAGTAAGAAGTGCTAGAGTATTTCTCTTAGCAACATCTCTTCTCGGAATTGTTACAGTGATTGTTTGCTCGAATAGAGCTGAACCAGCTTCTACAGATTTTACCAAGTCTTCTGTGAAAGTTGCGGAATTTCTGTTGAAATCGAACTCATAGAATTTTGATGCTGTAGCTAATGTGATAGCTGAAACAGTACCACCTGATGCTGTATAAGAATAGATATTGTCGAAGTCTGTTAGGTATAACTTAGTAAGACCACCAATATTGTTATCACAATCTTTACCAATTCCACCTGAAAATGAAACACATGCCATATTGTTGTTATTTATTTTTTTGTCCTACTAAGGATTAAGCCATAATTGTACCACCAGAGTAAAGTACGATTTCGTTACCGTAAAGGTAATTAACACCAAATTTTAATGCTGTAGCAAATCTCTCAGTTCTTGCACCAGAGATGTTTCTTTGTGGTATGATGATAATCTCATCCCAATCTGAAGTTAAGTCAGTTAAGAAGAATACTTTATCAGAGTTGAAAGCTATCATTTGTTTAGCAGATAATCCTGAAGTAGGAATTAATCTGTAACCTAAATAGTTCAATTCTTTGTCACCTACTAAGAACAATCCACCTTGTGTAGCAGCTTGTGCTTGCTTGTAAGAGAAAGCGATTTCTTGAGATACGAATATCTTAAAGTTTGCTTCAGAACGAACCTCAGCAGGTACTGATTGTAAAACTCTGTTCAACTCAGAAACCACGTTAGCAGCAGTGATTGAACCAGCAGTAGCTCCTACGTCGATAACCGCGCCGTCAGCTAATAATTGTTTTACCAAACCATCACAAAGTGAGTATGGGTATGAAGCAGTTGCTGTATCACCCTTGAACATAGTTAATTCTAAGTCAGCGGATACTTTTTCAGCAACGTAATTAACAACGAAGTCAGCGTATGATGTTGGCATCACTTCTTCATTATTAGAACCAGCTCTTAATTGAAGAGATAGATAGTTAGCCTCGAATGTAGTTGCACAATATTCAAGGTTTACTTTAAGGTCACAAACTTCCATAGATTTTTGATTCAATGAACCTTCACCTGTAGCGGAGAAAGAACAATCATCAGCCTGAAGAATGTTACCCAAGTCAGAATAAGCTAATTTGATTTTACTCTTAACGTTAGGGATAAGAGCTAACTCATTTTTAGCAACACCTGTAGTAAGAACTTTTCTGAAGAATCCTTCAGCGTCTTTACCATAAAAAGTAGTATTGTCTGTTAAAGCCATTTTTTATAATTTATTTTTTGTAGTTTCTGTATATGTATTGAAACTTGTTTTTTGTTTTTACTTAGTTCTTGCGAACTCTTTGATACGAGCTTCAACTGATGCGAACTTCTCGTCAATCTTAGATTCTGGTTTTTTGATAGACTGAGCAGCAGGAGTTGTAGAGAATTTCTCAGTAACTTCTTTCTTGAACTCAGACATCTCGCCATTCTTTTCATCTAAAGCTGTTTTTAATCTTGTGATTTCATCCATGATTTCAGCGAATCTGTTATCAATCATCATTGATACTTCTTCAGCTGTGATTGATACCATTGCAGGATCTTCAGCCATTGTACTTGGTTCAGGTTTTCCGTCTACTACAGGTACACAGTTTGGTACTTCTTTACCATCAACTGTTTTCATACCTACCATTTCGTAACCATCGTAACAAGGTCCTTCAAGTAGAGTTGCAGCTTCTAAGTCTTCTTCGATAGCAGATACTTGAATTTCAACAACTTTACCATCTTTAGTCGTAACAACAGTTCCGTCTTCTAAGATATGGTCGTCATCTGGAGCAGCTTGAGTAAGAGCTTCATCAATGAATATAGCAGTACCCATACCGAAATCACCATCCCAATAAACAGTAACTCCGCTCTTTAGCTTAGCGTTACTTAATTTGATTTGTTTTTTCATTATTTGTTCTTTATTTTTTAGAGATAATTCCAAGTCAGCAAGGATCTCGACAGAGAATCCTTTAACTTCTTCGTTTTTAACTTTGTCTTTCCAAAACTCTGAATCCTTAATCTTGACACCACCGAACCATGTTCCGTCTGGTAAATCAAATCCTAAACCTTGAGATTTGTCTTGTTCACTCTCTATGAGCCAATTCTGTGCCACAAAAGCTTGAACCTTTTCATCAGTGTGCATAAAGTTTATGTTATTGTTGTTTAAGTCTTCGTTAAACTTTGTGGCTATTTTTTCAATTTCTTCTCTTTTAAATCTCACATAGTATTCACCGTTCTGGTCATCACTTCTGTAGATTAACATATTTGGAATTAAGAAAGGTCCGTATAACATTTGTTTGTCTGTATCTGACTTAAACAACATAGGATTTTGCTTAGCGAGTTTAATCCAATTAACCTTAATAGCTGGATCGTCAACGAGTGATATCATACCTACACCTTGATTTTCATCAGTGAGTACAATGTCATAAATAGGTAATTGTTTTTCCATATCTTTATATGTATGTTTTTATGTAAAATGTTTTTAGCCAAATGTTGAGTTAGACTCTAACACTTTTACTCTATCCTGTGTAGATGTTATATCAGATTCAAGAACGTAAACTCTTTGTGAACCTGATGTGAAACCAGTAGTACCAGCCGTATTTGTAGGAGTACCCATAACGTTCTGATTAAATGAAGTGAAACCACCAGCAGATGACTGATTCAATTGTTCAGCCACTGATGTAGAAACTGTAGGTGTGTTGATATCAACAGTTGTACCACCTGAATCAAATTGTTGTTTTTTTATTTGAGCGATGTTAAAGGCTGTTGTAGTTGCTACGGCTGCTGCTAATATACCTCCTATAATAGGACCTGCTGGTGGTGGTATAGTCATTGCTCCTGCAAATGCAGAAACAGCACCTGTTAAACCAGCAATAGTAGCCTGAACTATTCTTAATTTCTGTTCTTCAGCAAAGGCTTTCTTTTTCGCTGCTAACTCCGCGTCCTTTAACTTTTTATCAGATGCTGCGATACCGACATCATATGCTTGTCTATCAATTAAACCTTGATTGTATCTTTGTGCTAAGGCGTCTTTTTCAGCATTATTTGCTATTTGAAAGTTTTGTAAGTCTTGTTCTAAGGCTGCTTGATTTTGTTCAACAAAAGCACTGACAATAGAGTTTATTGCTTGTCCTATGACTTGAGCATAAGCAGCAACCTTTTCAGCAGTTGTATCAAACTTTTGTTTTGATAAATCAACTAAACCTTGAATAGCTGTTAATGTAGATTGAATAGTTGTAGTAAAAGCCACATTTGTGCCTTGTGCTAATATTGTAAGATTCTCTTGAGCAATTGCAAAAAAGTCTTGAAGTATCTCAAGTCTTTTGGCAAATATCTGTTCTTGTGTTTTAATATCGTTATCCTTAACTGCGGTATTCTTACCAGCGTTAATCTCTTCTACTTGAACAGCATAATTTTTTTCTAAGTTAATCTTAGTTTGAGTTAAGTTTTCGTAAGCTTGTGCCTCATTAGCCAATCTTTCTTGATAAACTAAGTCAGACTCACCATCTCTTTTTGCTTGAAGAACACCTTCAGCAACTAATCTTTCACCAAAAGCACTAAGATTTTCACCTTCAGCTCTTTTATTTTGTTGAATTGTTTCTTCATTTATGTTAATAGTAGTTTCTAACCTATCTTGTAAAAACTTCTTATAGTTATCAAATTCTAAAGTCACATTTGACCTTGCAATCTGTCTTTGTATCTTGGCATCATTTTCTAAGTAAGTAGCTTGTAAAGCTGCCTTACCTTCTAACAGGGTTTCATATTCATCTTGTGATAATTTATTACTTTTTAACTCTTCATCAATTTCCTGCATTTTAAGTGCAAGTCTTCTTTGAGCTAATTGGTCAAAAGTA